TCATAAGAAGCAGCAGCGGCAGTTGCAGATGCTGCAGCGCTAGTAGCAGATGTAGCAGCAGCAGAGGCGCTTGAAGCCGATGCGGTAGCAGAAGCATCAGCACTTGTGGCTGAAGTAGCAGCAGCAGTGGCTGATGCAGCGGCACTAGTTGCACTAGTAGCAGCGGCAGTTGCTGAGGCAGCAACGGATGAAACTGAAGCAGCAGCAGCGGTAGCACTTGTTTCAGCCGATGTAGCACTAGTTGCTGCTGCAGTTGCTGAGGCTGCTGCAGATGTCGCTGAACCAGCAGCAGCAGTCTGGCTTGTAGAGGCGCTAGAGGCGCTTGTAGCGGCTGCTGTGGCACTATTAGAGGCTGAGGTAGCACTAGTTGCTGCAGCAGTTGCACTGGCTGCTGCACTAGTAGCCGAGGTAGCAGCGGCTGTAGCACTGGCTGCGGCTGATGTAGCCGAAGTAGATGCTGCAGTTGCGGAACCTAAAATACTATCTACATAATCCTTTGGAGTAGCAGATGTTGTTGACATACCCACACTAGATAGGCCAGTAATAACTGGAGTACCTGAGATGATAGGACTTGTTAAAGTTTTGTTAGTTAAAGTATCTGTAGTATCAATAAGTACTACACGACCAGAAGCATTTGGTAATTCAATTGTTCTATCTGCGGTTGGGTCAATTACAGTTAATGTAGTTTCATGTGTATCTGCAGTAGTACCTTCAAATGTAATAGAGGTAAACTCTGCCCCAGCACCAGCAGTAATTGTTGGGCTAGTAATAATAGGAGATGTTAAAGTTTTGGCTGTAAGGGTTTGAGCCTTATCTGTACCTACTACATCACCTTCACCTGAAGCGATTCCGTGTAGGTCGTGGGTAGCAGTTCCATCATTGTAAGCAGCCGTTGCTTCAATATGTAGGTTGGCTTCACGATAGTCACGGCCAATAGCCATGTGTCTAACTACTGCACCAGCAGAGTGAGCCTGACCTGTACCACCAACCTCAACACCACGGATTATGGTTAAGGTATTAGTTGATACCGCACTGACATCTACAATTTCTTCAAGGGCTGTATCTGGGTCAATTACTACTGTAAATCTTTCGGCTCCAGTTACTGTTGCACCACCTAGTAGTGATGTACCAGAACCAACAACCATAGTAACAGCACCAGCAGTAATGGCTGATGTTAATGTAGTCTGTTGCGAACGGGATGAGTATTTGCGTGTTGTCATTTATGTTCCTATCGGCTGTAGTGAACTCGGGCTGGGTACTGTTGCTGTTGTGCTTTTGTTTCCTCGGCCAAGCGCTGTGTGTATAGAGCAAAGAGTTGTCGTGTTGCATTTCCAGATGAACCAAACGGACGCTTTGAATCTGTCTCATCTGCTTGTGGGCTAACCATTGAAGCACGGGCTGGGTCAAGATAGGTGAGTAATCTATATGCAGCACCAAGAATTACCACGTCTCTAACAGACTCAGGTAATCCAGTTGTTGTTGTAAATACATCTGAGTTAGTAGATAGTGCTGCTGGCTCAGTTGCATATACAACCTTTACAGTTCTACCAGGAGTAATAATATCTCCGATAGTTACTGTTTGTGACGTAGCACCCCAAGTAGTAATCTCTGGTAGTGCATCAAAGTCAAATCTTTTAACACGAATCCATTCTTTAGATGGACCAATGCTTTCCCAGTGCATTGTCAAGATGTTTCTAATATTTAAATTCTCTAATTCATAGGTACTAACTGCTGCATTATATGTAAATGTTGTCTGCTTAACTGCAAAGATAGATGAGCCTAATGCACGAACGGTATCATTAATAGCACGCTTTACTACGTAGCGTGGGAAGGTTGGGCTAATAATAACCCTAGTTCCAGCAGCGGCGGTAGATGGTGTGGTACCTAGATAACCACGACCATATGGGGATACGGTTGCCGTATTAGCAATACGGTCAAAGGAATCAACCCATAGTAATTCTTCGCCAATTTCAATAGTACCCTTACCAAGGTCTGTACTTGCAAGTTGTAGAACTGTAGGGCTAGCAATGGTAGATGTTGTAGTGGCTAATGTTGCAGTAAGATGTGTAGACTTATCCTGCTGTAGGGTATAACCAGCAAGGTTAATAAGAACTTCATCAACCATATTATTTAGAGTAGACACTATAATTTACCTTATCTGTACTTAGATGTTTTTTTGGCTATTGGTTTTGGTTGCTTAACAAATTGTTTGCCCTTTTTATTACCTGCAGCCTTAGCCTTATTGGTTGCAGCCTTTTCGGCAGGACTTAATGCAGCCCACGCTTTCTCAGGTAGATATCTTTTCTTACCCTTAGATGGTTTACCGTCAGAAGTTTTCCACTTCTGTGCAGTCCAATCCTTTAAAGACTTTTGAGATTTAGCAAGTGCCATTACTTGTATCCTCCGCCAGCCTTTTTGTATTGCACAGCAAGTAGTTGTGCCTTACGTGCTGACCATTCCCCTGGGTCTCCGCCCTTAGAACCAGCCTTAATTTTCTTAAATAATGCTGCTCTCATACCAGGCTTTGTATAGTTACCAGCCTCATTAACTTTAGATTTAGTTTTCTTCTTCATCTGCAACTACAATCCCAAGCACGAAGTGATTTATTAATTCTAGAATTTGGGTCTCTTGCTGTCTTAGCAGAGGTTAACTTAGCCTTCATACCGCACATACGACCACAAAAAGATTTACGTCTAGCAGCAGACTTGGGCGACCTCTTAGCCTCGCCAGCCTTAACTGGTGCTTTAAGATTCATACCTTGTGCTCTAGCAGATGCCCTACCTTTGGCGTTTAAACCACCTTTAGGGTTCTTACCCTCTTTTCGTGTCCACGCTGGACTCTTTGCCATACTCCCCGTACTTTCCAAGAACAGACCTAATGATTCCGTTTTTACCCATACGAACCACTAGGCCGTCTTTAATTTGAACTGGATTAAAACCATCATGGCGTTTGTAACTACCAGATGATGCCATTATTTTTTCTTACCCTTAACCTTTAATAGGTTTGGATTTTTTTTCTTTGCAGCCTTACTGGCTTTCCTTGCACCCGCAGCCAAGATAGCGCCAGCACCTGCCATAGATATTCCTTGCTTCTTCGCAATCTGCTTCTGGGCTGCTTTGAAGCCCATTCCCTTTTTGGCTTTCATTATCTACCTCTACGTCTAGGTGGTGAGATTTTAGTTTCAGGTATAAACAATCCTGGATACTTTTTCTCAATTGCTTTTTTAGCAGAAGCCTCGGCCCCTGCCATACCTTTAGGAGATATCTGTTTTTGAAATTCTTTAATAGCATCTCTGCCTGTAGGTTTTTTCTTAAGAGGGGTAGGCTTAACTTTTATCTTTGAAACAACAGTTGGTCTTGCTTTTGGTTTTGTTTTTTTATTAATGCTTACCCCAAATTTAGAGTCTAAATTTTTAGACTTCTTTTTAGGTACATCATACATTTTATCCATGTTACTTCTTCTTACCCATTTTCTTTATGGTCATTTTCTTTACACCTTTTTTCATAACCATTTTCTTGCCTGACTTCTTGGCTGCTTTCTTTGCCATAGCCATTCCTTTTGGACCGTATGAATATTCTTTTCCATTTACCATTGGCATATTATGCTCCTAGTTCGTTGATTGTTTTAGCGGTTTTTTTATCTATATGTCTAGCATTTGGGTCCTTCTCAGCATTGTAAGCCCTACCCAAATTCTCTGATGCTTTCTCTGCTGCAACTATCTTAGCCATAGTAGTTCCTGCTGGCTGGATACCTTGCTTACGAGCATTTCTATAGGCTTCTAGTTCGCCCTCCCACTTACGTCTTGGCATAGATGCTCTACCATTAGCATCACCTGTGCTTAGTTGTAATCCTTTAGCCTTGCATCCAAAGCAAGGGTCAACTTCACAATTACTATGGTCTGCTTGAAAAACTTCTTCTTTAGTTATAAACGGTTTAGGTGATGTAGCATCACACTCAGTACATCCATATAAGGATACATACTGATTCATCTGACCATCTTTTAATTTATATGCCCAATCAAGAACCTTACTCTTGTGGTCGCATTCCATACTGCCCCCTATTGTGCTGTGAAGTTAGCCTCTGTAACTCCAACATTGCCTGCAATT